GAGCGCTCGATCAAGGCGTCGATGCGTTTGATCTCCCCTGCCCAAATCTGGCTCTGCTTGCGAATAAGCTCATCGCGGTATTCGTGCAGCCGGTTGAACGCCTCCACAATGGCACGCTTGGCGTCCGTCTCCCTGACGAAGCGGCAGCCGCAGACGCTTCTGCAATCCCGCGTATTGGTTTTCTTGTTGTAGGCACGATTCCGGCAGCGCCAGTCGGTGGCATTCTCATCGGGCTTCGTATACCGCTTGAGTACGCGCCCGCATTTCCCGCAGATGAGCCTGCCTGAGAGCGCCATTTCCTTGCCAAAACGCAGCTTCGTAGGATCGTTCTTCAGCGCGCCGCGGCGCATCAGCTCACCCTGCACCTGGTAGTAAACCAGCTTTGGGATGATGGGCTCGTGATGATTTTCTACAAAATATTGGGGGAACTGGCCCGTGTTCTTCTCCACCTTCTTCGTCAGGAAGTCCACGGTGAAGTACTTTTGGAGAAGCACATCCCCAGAGTACTTTTCGTTCTCAAGCATGCCTGTGATGGTTGAAGGGTACCACGTCGTCCCGCCGCTTTTCGTCATGATGCCGTCCGCCTCAAGGTTGCGGCAAATCATCGCGGGGCTGTACCCCTCCAGGAACTGGCGATAAATTCTGCGCACGATGGCCGCTTCCTCGGGAATAATCACCAGCGTGTCCGGCGCGTCGCCCTTCTTCAATCCCATAAACACAGAAGTGTTCAGCCGCCCATGCCCCTGCTGCATCTGGTACTGAATGCCGATGCGCACGTTCTGGGAAATGCTCTGGCTTTCCTGTTGGGCGATAGACGCCATAATTGTGATTAAAACCTCGCCCTTGGCGTCCAGGGTGTTGATGTTCTCCTTCTCGAACAGGATGGCAATCCCCAGCGCCTTCAGCTTGCGGATGTAGGTCAGGCAGTCGAGAGTGTTGCGGGCGAACCGGCTGATTGACTTTGTAACCACCATATTGATGTTCCCCGCTTCGCACTCCGCGATCATCCGCAGGAACTCCGGCCGCTTCTTTGCCATCGTCCCGCTGATGCCCTCGTCGGCAAAAATGCCGGCCAGTTCCCACTCGGGATTGTTCTGAATGAAATTGGTGTAATGGGTACACTGTGCTTCGTAGCTGGTTTCCTGCTCGTCGCTGTCCGTAGAGACGCGGCAGTAAGCCGCTACCTTCAGTTTTTCGATGCTCGTGCTGGCAGCGACCTGCGCCACCTGCCTTTTCGCCCTTATGACCTGAACCGCCATGATTCATTCCTCCCCATTCTTTCTTCTCATAAAAAGACCCCGGACAGATCGTCCGGAGCATCGTGCTCTTGGGCATCGTATTGAATACCGATCCTCGCATACATCGCAGCCGCGCATTCGACGGGATCGCCGACCGGCTCCTCCGCATCTGGGCCCATCGTAAATCTGGTGTGGATGGGAATGGGCTGTCTGGGCGTGCGGCTCGTCTTCCCCACCAGATGCGCCCCACGGCGCTCCGCCGCCTCTTTCGCCGCGTTCCATGTCTCCCCATCGATCAGCGGCGGATAGTAGTCGGTTCCCAGGTAGACGGGATTGTCCAGGATGGCCCTCAGCCCTCGGATTGACCGATTGATCCCGATCGACGACAGGCACATTTCAAGCGACCAGCCCTCCAGGTAATGCTCATATAATTGCAGCAATTTTTCATGCTCCCCGGGTTCAGGCTCCGCCATGCCATTCACAATCCTGTATCCATACGGAATCTTGATTCTCATCTTCGTCACCCCCTGAGCGTCTCGGTAAGGCGCAGGCCGCAGGCGAAGTGGAACGTGATGCTCTCCCGCGCCTGCACGACCGCCTTCTCCACCAGCTTGGAAAACGCCTCTTCCGGAAAAGCCGCTGTGCTGTCCGCGATCCTCCAATGGGCGACAAAGCCCTTCAGAAATTCGGCGTGGCCGGCCTGCAGCGTTTGGGAAAGCAGCATCTCCTTTTCCCGTTGCAGTTCCTCCGCTTCCCGAATGAGCTCGGTCTTCCTGCCCCTCTGCTCCGCGTTGAAATGGTCGATCAGGGCAATCGCCGTCAGGGTGCTCAGTTCCAATCGATTCCTCCCCAGGGCGCCGTCTATTTCCGCGATGCGCGCCGCGTTCTTCCGTTGCTCCGCGTCGCGGACCCCGCCGATGTAGTTGTCGATGATCCTGTTCTTCGCGGCAAGCCCCTGGGAAAAGGCCAGCTTGTTCAGGCAGGTGATAAAGGCGTTCTTGATGCTGGCTTCCAATTCGGTCGCCTGTTGGCAGCTTCCTTCTCCGATGTACTTGTTCTGGCATTGGTAGATGATTCTCTTCTTCATTGCCTGCCGGTGCATCCGTCCGCCGCACTCCGCGCAGATGAGCCTTCCCGTGAGTGCGTATCGGTTCAGCCGCCTGGCGGCCTGCTCTGAATTCTCCTCGCGCGAGTATGTGCCGCATTCCATCCCCCGCTGGTGCGAGGAAAACGCAGCCATCTCAAAGACTTCCCGCGTCACGATGGGCTCGTGATGGTCGGTTTCATAATACTGGTCCAGCTCGCCCCTGTTGGCCTTCTGGATGTAGTCCTCGTCCATGTAGGTCTTCTGGTAGAGCATATCCCCCACATAAACGGGATTGTGGATGATCCTGCGAATCGCGGACTGCGTCCAGCCGGCTCCGCGCTTACTCGGCACACCCATCTCGTTCAGCTTCCTGGCGATTGCATGCGATCCCCTTCCCGAAAGGACATCGTTGAAAATGCCCTTCACGACTTCCGCCTCCTCCGGCACGATCACCAGCGCGTCACCATCCTTGCGGTAGCCGTAGGGCTCGCTTGAAAGAATGAAGCTGCCGTTCTCAAAGCGCTTCCGTATTCCCCATTTCATGTTCCCTGAAATGCTGCGGCTCTCATCCTCCGCGAGGCAGGCGAGGATGGAGAGCATCAATTCCGAGCCCATCGTGCCCGTATCGATTTTCTCCTTCTCGAATCGGATGTTCACGCCCAGCGCCACAAGATCGCGCACCATTTCCAGGCAATCGGATGTGTTGCGGGCAAATCGGCTTATGGACTTGGTCAGGATCAGCTGAATCTTTCCCGCCCTGCAGTCGGCCATCATGCGCTGGAGCTCCGGCCGCGCCTCGGCCTTCGTCCCGCTCACGCCGGCTTCCAGGTAAACCCCCGCGAGTTCCCATTCGCTGTTCGCGCAAATGTAATCGTGATAATGGGTCCTCTGGGCCGCGATTGAGCTCTCCTGCGATTCCAGCAGCGTCGAGACCCGACAGTAAGCGGCCACCTTGATCTTAACCTGTTCCCTCTGGGCCACCCGGATGGTTTGAACCACCTTTTCGGCGGGCCCTGGTGGGATGGACGGCCGTTCCAATTTGACCGGCGTTGGCGTCAGTATCTGCTTCCCCTTCTCAATGCGGAAGCCCCTGTCCGCCCTTCCCTGGCCGTTCAGCTGCACTACATTCGCCATGCGTATACGCTCCTTTCCTCCAGATTATTCTTGGCGTAGTCGCATATTAGCTCTAAACGCCCCAGAAAGCAAGCTATATAATAAGTAGAAACCCGGTTTTCCCGCCTGCGATAGGTAGAAAAACCGGGCCAATATAGGCTTGTTATTTGGTGTTATCTGACAATTCTCATTCGATCTTTCGCGCGTAATCCAGGCTGATCCAGCCGCCTGTGCTCAGCTTTCCCCAGCCGGCCCTCGAGCCCGTTCCGGCCTGAACCGCCACAATCGTAAAGGTGCCCTTGCCGGAGAACTTGCCCGTCTTGGAGTAGTCCGTGCCGGGGCCGGTGCGCACATTCAGGTTGCTGATGCTTACCTTAACACGGAAGGAAGCATCGCCTTCGACATTCCCACCTGGGGCCGCACTATCCCCGGTCGGCTTATCTCCATCGACCATCACTGTGTCATAGGCAGGACGGCCGTAGCCGAGAATCCTGCTGCTGGACAGCGCATAGCTGCGTCGGGCAACCTGATCGCTGGAATTGCCTTCGATGGTATACACCTTCGACGCCGTCACCTTCTCCACGAGACCCGTATGGGGCACATCGTCCAGGGACGTGCCGAAGAAGATCTGGTCGCCGGGCTTGGGATCGCTGGTATGGAACTGGCCCTTCTTCTTGAAGAAGCGCAGAGAATACTTGCATCCGGCGCCTGTCGACTTCTCCGGCTGACAGAGCAGCGCCAGCGCCTTTTCATAGCCGAATGCCGTGAGGAAGCACCAGTCCACGAACATATCGCACCAGGCAAAGCCGTTCTTCTTCCCACTGTACCAGTTGGGATACTTCTTGTCGAAGTCGCGGGCATACTTGGTATAGTTGCCGGAGCCGGCGTTGGCGGTTTTGTCATCAAGCTGGGAATTGCTCTTCTTTTCCTTGTAGCCGATCTCCGCCACAGCGACAGCGATGACCTTTTCCGGCGACGCACTTTTGCCCGTTTCCCTGGCAGGAATTTCCGTTACCGCGGCGAACTTATCATAGTATTCCTGGCCATAGGCGGCGCGCTTGACGCGCGCGCTCTCGCCCTGGTCCGCGGGGCGCTCATACTTGGTCAGTACGGCATCGGAAGCAGCCTTCACGCTGTCGGCGGCCTTGAGCGTGGCCACCAGCGCCGCATAGTTTTCGGACATCTCCTTCCACAGGAAGCCGAGCTGCATCCCCAGATCGCCAATGGATTTCCCCTGGGCGCGCGCATATTCAAGCAGCGCCTGCTTCCTGGACCAGTAGGTCCACTGCGCGAGACCGTAGCCCGCGGAATCCCTGATGAAGTTGCTATAGGCGCCGCTGTCCACGACGGCGGTATACTGCGCGTCCGTCATGCCCAGCGACTTTTCATAAGTATTCTGCAGGTTGGTGGGCCTCAGCGCGGATTCGGCCCGCAGGTTGCCCATGACGCCGGCCACGCCGTATGCGTTCCCCAGCTTTAAAAGCAGGAAATCCCAAATGGTCTTCGCCAAGTCGCCCTCCTGTGCAACAGGGACAACGGGCGCGGGCGTGGTCTCCGCGGGAGCGGGCTGCTCGGTCGACCGTTCAGCCCCCAGCAGCTTTTCGACGTCAGCGCGGACATCATCCATAGTCTTGCCATGCTTCTTGAACCAGTGCAGCACATCGCCGTGGTTGGAGCCGAGCCCCAGCTTGTGGCTGTCGGCATGGCAGAGGATGGTCGGCACCTTGAAAACTTCATATTCAACTTCGCCCTTCGGGTCGATGTTGAACATCCTGCACAGATACGCGGTGATCTCGCAGGCTTCCCGGTAGACGGCGGCAAAGTAATCGGCATCGTTCAGGTCGTCTTCACAGATTTCAAACTGAATCCAGCCGTTGTTGCAGGAGCCCTTGCTGCCGGAACCGCAGCCCCACGGACGGTAGTTCCAGGGCATGGTCTGCACCGTGGCCACCGTGCCGTCCGCCAGCTTCCCGATCCAGCAGTTCATGCCTGCCTGACGGTCGGTATGGTTCCAGTCGTTGTGATAGCGGTTCACGCCGAGCAGCGCCAGCATCGCTTCACGGTCTGCGGCATCGTCACTGGGCTGTACATAGCGCTTGATGTTGGGATTGTTGGCGCCGGTGCTGTGCCAAAGGACACCCCGGACTGTCATCGTCCGGGTGCCCTTGTAGCACGCGCTTTGCGTCTGCATGCAGACGAGCGGCAGATTGGTTTCACTGTACTTCACGGTCATGATCCCCCTTGTCGTCATTTTTATCGCCGTCGGCAATCTTGTCTTCGGTGTTCGCTACATCCGATCCAGTTTTACTCTTGTTCCCGCGGTTGTGCAGCTGTTCCAGGCATTCCTTCAGGGGCTGGGGAATCGGCAGGCCGAGATAGGCCGCGTTTTCCAGCAGGGAAAGCCCTTCGTTGGACAGGTAGAAGAAGATCACCGCCGTGCGCAGCACGCTGCCGTTGCCGATGACCTGCGTGTCCAGGACGTGGCCGATGCCGACCAGGGCAAAAATGAGCACCTTGCGAAAGATGCCCTTGAAGCCCACCGCCGAGGACAGATTGTGATCTACTACGGCGCACATGATGCCGGTGATGTAGTCCAGCGTGACGAAGACCACCAGCGCGTACAGCAGGCCGTCGCAGCCGCCCAGGAACCAGCCCAGCCAGCCCCCGATAGCGGCAAAGATGAGTTGAATCGTGTTCCAAAACTCCTTCATGATGAAAACCTCCTTGTTCATAATGAAGGGGCCGCCGAAGCGACCCCAGGGAACCTGTCGTTTTTCCTTTCCTCGTTGAACGCGATCATGTCCAGCAGCAGCCGTGCGTCATACGCCTCGGCGATCGCCCGCACATCCTTGTTCAGGCAATGGCTGTCCCAGTACGGCTTGTCCCGGTACACGAAGGTGTGGGACGGCTCCACCCTCGGGTCGAGCGTGAACAGCTCCCGCAGCTCCTCATAGCAAACGCCGGCCTTTTCCGCGATGTCGAAGAACTGCTGGCAGAAGGAGACCTTCATGGCGAGGTACGAATTTTCCATGTACTTCGCCAGCTCCGCCGTCCTGGAGTCGGTGATGCGGAACTGGTGCGTGCCGTCATAGACGTGCTGGAGTATCTGCACCACCTTCACACAGGCGTCCTTCTTCCCACCAAGGATGGTGAACAGGAAAGAGAAGTTGTTGCAGTGCTGTGTGCCGCCGTAGTACTCCGGGCTGAAGATGACGGTCTTACCCGTCTCCCGTACCAGCCGCTCGGTCATCCCCGGCAGCACCGTGCTCTTCACCACGAACACGTCGGCTTCATGTTCCAGGATCGCGGCGCGTACTTCGGTGATGTCGCAGTCCGCGCCGGGCGTATCAACGCAGACGAAAGCGGCGTCATAACGAACGCCGCTCTGCCTGGTATCGATGTTTTTGTACTTGTCGTAGAGATCGGGGTCGAGCACCGCCAGCTCTCTGGACAGGTTACTGCCCACCGTCCCCACGCCGATGATCAGGATGTTCATTCCATCACCTCGATGTGCCTGATCCACTCGTCAAAGGTGAACCGCTCCAGCAGCACGCCTTCCCCCAGTACGCGCCGCTTGGTCCCCGCGATGATGCGGTCGCGCACTTTCGGGTCAACCGACAGGAACAGTGCGCGATGCTTCCGGTAGTATTCCTGGAAACATTTCTCCGTCTCATAGCGGTACCTCGCGTTCATCGGGTCGAGCCAGATGCGCTTGTTGAGCATGTAGTAGGTGCCGTAGACGAGCACAGCTACATAGTACCTGGCTTCTTCAATCATGCCGCGATCCATGAAATCCTTCACCAGCCAGCCGTTGGAGTAGATCATGCGCGTGTAGGTCTTGGGGACGTACAGCGGGTCTTTGCGGCAGATGGAGCCCTCCCGCCACTTCCACAGGTAGAGCGGAATCTGGCAGTGCTTCACGTCCTTCGCCACCTTCAGCGCGAGGGAATTGTAGCCGCTGTCCTCGTGGCATTTCACGTCAGGATGCCACACGATGCCGTTATCGATCAGGAACTGCCTGCGGTAGACCTTCCCGTGGACGAAGGTACTGTCCTTCTTGTGCGGGAAGAACATGGAGCGCCCGGTCTTCCGGTCGATGACCTCCTCCATGAAATCCACCACCAGCGCGTCGAAACCTTTGTCGATATAAGCCAGAATGGTATACAGCGCGAGGTTCGTCAGGAACATATCGTCGGCATCACAGAACATGACGTAGTCCGCCGTAGCCAGATCGAACAGACGGCCGCGGGTGCCAGGCAGGCCGTAATGGTCGAACTGGATATAGCAAATGGGAAACGGAAAGCTGCCGAGGAGTTCCTCAGACAGCTTTGTATCCGACCCGTCATTGCCGATGATTACTTCGATCTCATTCAGGTCCACGCCCTGCTGGGTGCGGATGCTGTCCAGCATCGGACGCATGACCTCATCCGTTTCATTGAACTGGGGGATAAGCAATTGCAGTTTCATGGTGTCCTCCTTACGACTCCGGGTGAATATACTGGGAAATGGCATCATAGATGGTCTCTCCGCCGTATTCGGAGAGATAGGCAGCCAATGCAGCCGCGAAGCTGGAACTGGACACGTAGCCCCCTTCGGAAAGATCATCCTCCGTCATGAAGTTGGACAGCCCCGCGATACCCTCACTGAGGTATGGGGATATGTCCGCATCGGACAGATAGCCCGACAGGGCATCGCTCACATAAGCCGAAACGTCCGATTCAGACATGTAGTCCGACAGAGCATCACTCAGGTCGGATTCCCGGACGAATTCAGTCAGCGCCTGGAGTCCATCGCTCACATAGGCCGTGATGTCCGATTCGGATAAATAATCCGACAAGGCGTCGCTCAGATCGGATTCACGGATGAATTCAGACAACGCCGCAAGCCCCTCGCTCAGATACGTGGTAATGTCCGATTCGGACAGATAGTCCGACAATGCCTCGCTCAGGTACGAAGACGTCACATAGTCATTCAACGCCTCGCTGAGGTAGCTGGAAAGCTCCAAACTGGTAATGTAATCCTGAAGCGCATCGCTCAACCCGGAATAGGACACATAATCACTCAGCGCGTCGCTGAGGATGCTTTCCACGTCAGAAGCACTGACATAATCGCTCAGATAGTCGCTCAGGCCGGATTCGGTCACATAGTCTCCCAGCGCCTCGCTTACGTAGGATTCGGTCACATAACCGCCCAACGCCTCGCTCAGGTAGGAATCCGTCACATAGCCGTTCAGAGCGTCGCTGAGATCATACGTCGTAACATACTCACTCAGATATTCCGGTAAATCCGAACTGGAAAGATAGCTCCCCAATGCGTCGCTCAACGCGCTCTCCGAAACATAGTCTTCCAGATAATCAGTGAGCTCTGATTCCGTCACCAGACCGGCACCGCTCAGGTAGCTCTCCATCAGGGCTTCCAGGGTGATCTGGTTGGTCTCGCTTCCGTGGTTCAATACCAGATGGTCGTTCGTGCCCGCCGAAGAAGTGACGGGCAACTCGCTGATTTTCACTCCCATGATCATTTCCTCCTTAATTGATTGTGATGGCTTCATTGCTCTCCGTGAGCAGCTGCTCCCCGGACTCCGTCGTGACAGCGTTCGGTTCATCACCGCCGGTGTCAATCAGCAGCTCCTGCCCTTCCTCGGTCAGAAGCGCGTCGCCGCTTTCCGTCTCGATGCCGTCACCGCCGGACGGGATGATCACTGCCGAGGCGCGGATTTTGTAGATTACGCCATCCCGCTCAAGAAACAGATAATCCGTTTCACGGAGCGAAGACACGGTCGGCACCTGCGTCAGATCGTCCTGTTTTCCCGCGATGGCGGCATACACACCGCCGCTTGTTACCGGGTTCGCGCTGCCCTGCGCCGGAGCTGCATCAAAATTGAGAGCGTCCTGTTTTTCCAGAAGCACCGCATGGATGCCGCCCGATCTTACGGCGTTGCGACTCCCGGCAATCGGCTCTTCGTCAAATACGATCTCGGTGTGGCTGTCGCGGATGGCGGCAAACACACCTCCGGAGGTGACCGGGTTGGCGCTTCCCTCTGTTGGGACGGCATCAAAGGTGAGCGTGTCCTGTTTCCGTTGGAGCGCGGCATGGACACCGCCACTCGCCACAGGGTTGGCGCTGCCGGACACAGGCTGTGCATCGATTGAAAGCGCATCCTGCTTCTGCCGCAGGGCGGTATAAATGCCGCCGCTCGTCACGGGGCGGTTGCTTCCCGATGTGGGCGCAGTATCGAAGGTGAGCGTGTCCTGCTTCCGCTGCAAAGCGGTGTATATGCCCCCACTCGTCACTGGACGGCCACTACCGGAAATCGGCGCGGTGTCGAAGGTGAGCGTGTCCTGCTTCCGCTGCAAAGCGGTGTATATGCCGCCGCTCGTCACTGGTCGGCTGCTGCCGGATATCGGCGCGGTGTCAAAGGTGAGCGTGTCCTGCTTCTGTCGCAAAGCAGTGTAAATGCCGCCGCTGGTTACAGGGTTCCTGCTGCCGGACGTCGGCGCGGTGTCGAAGGTAAGCGTCTCCTGCTTTCTGCCCGTCGCGTCCGCGTTGACCTTCAGCTGGGCATCGATGACATCGAAGTTGTCATTCAGGTCCTCGATGTTCACCAGATCGTTGCCGTCAGGCTTGGTCAAGCTATAGTTCCTTGTTCTGGTCGCCAAATACATCACCCCCTTCATGCGTCGATGTGGGCATATTCAGTACCTCCGTAGGTCACGTTGCTGCTAAACAGTTCCGGTAACTGCTCCTTCACTTCCTCGTAGAGCGAACTCTTCGAGTAGGTCAAATACGGGACTTTACCGTTGTGGGTAATGCCCTCGCAGCCGCTGGCCGCCGAGCCGTGCTGCACGATGGTTTTGAGGGTGCTCAGGTCGTGCGGCAGATCGTCATACCAGCACCAGGGCAGTGCCAGGATGCCGGGGATGTTCACGATGTCGTCGCTTGCGAAGGTCACATAGTTCGTGTACATCGTCTCGTCCGAGACATCCGGAAGCCCCAGCCCGGCCATCTTCCGGCAGATACCGGAGGTCGCGGAGTTATAGCCACCCTTAAGCCCAGGATCGCAACGGGTGTAGTCGGAGGCGTTGAGCGTGAAGGTCAGCACATGAATCTGGTTATAGGCGTACAGGTTCGTGTACGGATAATCCACGCAGCTCGGCCCCGGCAGCACCTCCGGCCTTCCATCCTTCTTCATCATCGCCGCGATGATATAGATGTCGGCGATCGCGGATATCGCCCGATTCCCGTTGGCGGAGGAGTAGGTCCCTGCGGGCAGCTTCATGTAGGGAATGTCCCCATACTGGCTGTAGTCGGCAAAAGCGCCCTTTTGCGCCAGATAATCCACAATGCTGCTGTAGGTGTCCGTCGGCAGATAGTAGTCGCCGTCCGCGGGAATGTACGGGACATTCTGCGGATAGAAGCCGTCCCAGAAATCGGTGGGAAGGTCGTCCCCAAACACAAGCCCCAGGTCTTCGCCGATGATCTGGCCGATTTCATCAATCGGCACGGTCATGGTCTGGACGTTGAGCAGGGTCTCGCACTCGTACTGGTCGCCTGTGGGCGTCTGGTATGTCGCGTGGATGGCGGTGCCATAGGGCGACATGATCTCCCCACTCTCCGGGTAGAAGGTACAGTCCTGCGTGACCGTCTCAATATCCCCGGACCGCTTGTATTTCAGCGCCACCACCGCGCCGGTCAGGTCAAGCGGCTCTCCCTCAGCGTAATACGCCTTGTTCGGGGAATGCGCGAAGTATATTCTGTCCACCGCGTCCACGTTCAGCGTGTATTCCGCGTAATACTCCGAGCCGGTCGCGGGATTCCGCCATGTCGCCTGGATGTCGAGCGTGTCCACGTGGCCGATCATCTCCCCGGCGGCTGGCGAAAAGACAGCTGCGGAAATGTCGACCGGGCGCACCGTCCCGTTCGTGTAGCGGACGGAAAGCACCGCGCCGGCGAGGTCAAGTCCCGTGCCTTCCTTCTGCGTGGGATTGCCCAGGGCAGTAAAGAGCAGCTCATCCACATCCGCGACCTGGATTTGCGTATCGGCGGCGAATTCGTTCCCGGCATGATCGGTATAGCTGGCGGTAATGTTCAGCTCCCCGCCGTATTCCAGGAGCGACCCCTCCGCCGGGTCATAGCCGCAAGCGTTGGTGATGTCCGACGCGGTTCCGTCTTTATAGTAGGCCATCACCTGGCCGCCGTTCAGCGAAAGCGGCGATCCCGCGTATTGCGGGCTGTTCGGGCTGCGCAACCACTCGATCCTGCTGGTCACCGCGTTGTAGCCAAACACCACCAGACGCGCCTGCCGTGAAGCCAATCGTAATGCCATTGCGCTTCCCCCTTTACGCATCTGTGATGGTGTAGGTGATCTTCAGCGACTGGGAATCCGTCTTGGTGACCGGCTCCTCCAGGTTGCAGATCGTCCCGATGTAGTTCTGGCAGGCGTCAAAATACACGTAGTAGGAAGTGAACATTCGCAGGTCATCCGTGCAATAGCCGCAGAAGTCCTTCAGGTACCAGGAGCTGGTCGTATATGCCCCGGTGTCGCAGCGGCACTCGCCGTCCTCATACACAACGCCCTTTGAACGGCGATTCTCCGTCCCGCCCGTGGAGGTGGTCGCCTGATACATGAACTCCGTCCAGATGCCGCTGCCCCTGTGGGGATAGATGCCGCAATCCATCATCTGGAACCGTTCAATGTTCGGCGTGAACTGCCGCACCTGCGAGGTGTCCACCAGGGAAATCCTGTAGACGGATTTCCTGTCATAGCCCAGGGCGTAAAGGAAGCCGTTGGAGACGCACAGCGCCAGGGTGTGGTAGTTCTTGCTGGCATTGGACGGATACAGCTGAACGTCCGGGAGGGTCAGCGCCTGCCTGAAACCCTCGTCCTCCTCCAGCGAAAAGCTGTCGGCGGAGGCTTTCAGCCGCCGCAGGTACACCGTGGCGTTGCCCGTCTGGTTGCCCTGCGTGGCAAGAAGGTAGATGTACCCATCGTAATCCGGCGACACATCCCAGAAATTCCTGTCGGTGATGACCTCCGAGGTCAGGTCATAGCTTCGCGCCAGCTCCTCCGTCCCCAGGTACGGCGTGTTCACCCGGAGCAAATGCCGCGAGAGCTTCCGCTTGTAGAAGGTGATCACGCTGTTCGCCTGATAGTTGTAGCTGAAGTAGGCGGTGTCCGTCTGCGGGTCCATCGCAACGAAATGGCGGTAGCCCGTGCTGATCGTGCTCCAGGCATTGCCCCGGAACATATGAAACGGCGCGGCGCCCGCTTTCGCGTGAGTGAGCGCCAGGGCGGCGATGACACCGTTGCCCTGGTTCGGCAGGAAGTTCCACACCGAGGTGTACTTCCCGTTGATGAAGCCGGACGCTGCGCTGTCTATCGTCCCCTGGAGGCTGCTCGCCGGGCTTCCCGTCCCTCTGCCCGCGCACCCGGTCAGGTGTACGTTCATGGGAAAGTGGATGTTCCCAGCGTCCTCGGCCAGCGGGCCATCAAACATAAGCAGCCCGCCCAGCCCCTTCGTCCCCAGCGGGATGAGGCTGTTTTCATTGGAATACATCGCCAGCGTATCGTTGGAGTCGATGCCCGCCCGGTATGCCAGCGCGTTGGTGAGCATATTCTCATGCTCGGTGGTTTTGAGCTTCCCGGTCTTATGGTCGAAAAGCTCTATCTTCACATGCCCCTTCATCATTCGCTTTCGCCTCCCGCATTCTCTGAAATGGTGCCGATGATCGCCGCCAGCTCCACCTGGACAGCTTCCGTGATTTCAAACGAACCACTTGTACCGAGGGCGGCAATCGCCTGGGCGTTCATGCTGCCGATGGCCTCGGCCAGTTCTCCGTGAACGACTTCCTCAATGGTGATCTCATTGCCGAAGCCCTGCTCGATCTGGCGCACGCGGTTTTCCAGCGAGGACAGCCGCCTGACCAGAATGGTGAAATCGGATTCCTCCGCCACCGCGCAGGACAGCGCGATCTTCACCTCATGCACGCCTTCGTCCCCGCGCTGTATCTCAAAGGGCGTTGATACCGTCAGCGTGGTATTCCCGCTCAGGCGATAGTCGCGGCAACTGTAGATCAGGCGATCGTCCAGGTAGACGTTCGCCGTCACAATGCTCGGCTCGTCCAGGCTGTATGTGCCCGTCCAGATGATCTCCCCACGGGACTTGTCCGTCTGGATTTCAAACTGGGTGGCCGTCACCACGGTCTCGGTCTCGGCAATCGCCATGTCCGCCGGACTGTAGGCGTCCGACATCCAGAAGGTGGACGTGCCCTCGACGCCCTCGCTCTGGGCGAGCAGTCCCTCAATATCCTTGGTATAGCGGCTCTTTGCCTGGTTGAGGCGCGGGTTCTCGCCCACGCACTTGATCGTGCTCTTTCCGTTGATGCGGATGACGATCTCCGTGATGCAGGCAACCTCGCCCCGCGCCTGTCCTCCGGAGAGGCTGAGCACGTCCATTGGGTCGAGGGCCGGATCGCCGGGAATCTCCGCCTCAAAAGGAGTGTAGGTCGTGGCGGATAAGTGGTCGATGATCGCCTGTAGGATTTCGCTGCGCTCCGCGGTAGACGCGATCTGGAGCAGCGGATTTGTGCCGAGGTTGTAGATCAGGCCATCGTCCGGCTCGACCTTGTAATACTCCGTTACAGCCCCAGCGCGATAGGTGGCGTAGAGTCCGGTGTATTTCGTGATGTAGTCCGCGATCCTGGACGAGTACCGCCACGATGCCGGGATTTCGACCACGGGTGTGTTTGAAAACGGGATCACCGTGAGGGCGCTGGCGCGGTCGATCTGGCAGACGCCACAGAGCACCGTCGCCACCTGCGCGATCAGGTCGCGGTACGTCTTTTCATCATCCAGATTGGTAAAAGTAAGGCGCCGCGTCCCGTTGGGCATGGCGGCGACCGCGTCCTCCGTGATGCCCAGGGGGACGCCACAGGCGGCACAGGCAAACTGGAGCCACCCATAGGGCGTGCGGGTGCTGCCGCTGTTGACCATTTTCTTTTCGAACTTCAGCATATAGTCATAGGCTTTCAGCTGAAGAACGGTCAGCGTGCGGGTCGCCTCGGAAACGACGAACCTGCCCATAGGAATTTCCTCGGCCTGCCCCCTGTCGCTCCACCGCGTCTGGCGCAACGAATCCCAGCTTAAAGTGCGCAGATC